GACGTGACCCGCGAGCGCATCCGCCAGATCGAAGCGAAGGCCCTGCGCAAGCTGCGTCACCCGAGCCGCTCGGAGCAGCTGCGCAGCTTCCTGGATATCGACTGATACCCGGCGACGGCTGATGTGTTGAGAGAAACCCCGCTTCGGCGGGGTTTTTCTTTGGTAGCGCCGGGCCATGCCCGGCGGATTTTTTGAAGTATTCGTAATTTTTACGTAACACTATTTCTGATTTATGCTGCGGCTAGCTTTGTAAAAACCCATGTAAAACAATAGTTTTCAGGTTTTACCCCCGCTTGCAGGCCGCATTCTTTTGCGCTAAATACGTAACACTATTCGTCCCCAAGGCCCACCCATGGCCCGCCGCGCGCTCCTGCAACCCCAGGATCTGATCGCCCAGCTTCCCCCCGGCCAGCCACAGCCGGCGGCCGCGCTGGCCGAGCGCCTGGGCGTGAACCGCATGACCCTCAGCCGCCTGGTCGCGGCCAGTGGCGATCAGGTCGTGCGCCTGGGCCAGACGCGCGCCACCGCCTATGCCCTGCGCCAGCCCTCGCGCGTGGGCAGCGAATGGCCGCTGTACCGCCTGCGTGAAGACGCCACGCTGGAAGAACTGGGCCGGCTGACCGCGCTCAGTGGCGACACCTTCCACGTGGATGCCAGCCGTGCGCGGCCCAACCTGCTGCGCGCGCCGGACGGCGACATTGCCGCCTTCTTCCCGGGCCTGCCGTGGTACCTCGACGACCTGCGCCCGCAGGGCTTCCTCGGCCGCAGCTTCGCGCATGGCCGTGCGCGTGGCTTGGGACTGCCCTCGGATCTGGCCCGCTGGCAGCGCGACGACGTGCTGGTGGCGCTGGTGCATGGCGGCGGAACCGAGACCGGCGATCTGCTGCTGGGTGGCGAGGCCGTACAAGCGGCCCTGGCTGCGCTGGATGCACCGCCTGACCGCGTGGATGTACGCGACCGCCCGCAGCAGTACCCGCAACGCGCGCGTGCCGCATTGGCCGGCGAAGACGTGGGTTCTTCGCCCGGCGGCGAGCAACTCAAGTTCACCGCCACGGTGGAAGGCGACGGCGGTCGCCGCGCGGTGATGGTGAAGTTCGCCCAGCCCGATGGCGGCGAGGCCGCGCAGCGCTGGTCCGACCTGCTGGTGTGCGAACACCTCGCGCTGGAAACCTTGCGCGCCGCTGGCGTGGATGCCGCCAGCAGTGAGTTGCTGCAGACGCCCACGCATACCTTCCTGGAAGTGACGCGCTTCGACCGCAGCGCCGATGTGCTGGGGCGCCGGGGCTTTGTTTCGCTGTTGTCGCTGTCGTCCGCATTTACCGGCGAAGCGACGCTGGACTGGCCGCGTGCGGGTGCGCAGCTGCAGGCGCTGGGCTGGCTATCTGCCGATACCGTGCAGGCGATGGCGCGGCTGCATGCGTTTGGCCGGTTGATCGGCAACAGCGACATGCACCAGGGCAACATCGGTTTCCGCCTCGTAGATCGCGGCGCGTTGCCGCTGGCACCGGCCTACGACATGTTGCCGATGTCGTTGGCACCATCGCGGTTGGGTGTGCTGCGGCAGGATGCGGTGTTGGATGCCGTTGCGCCGCGTGAGAGCGGGGAACTTGAGCATCTGCGCTGGGCGGCGCCGCTGGCGAGCGAGTTCTGGGAGCGCGTTGCGGGGGATGCGCGGGTCCGCTCGGACGGATTGCGCGCGCTGGCGCGAGGGAATGCCGAGCGGGTGAGGGCGATGGGCGCGCGGTTCGGGTGATTTCGCGCTGTGTCGCATCTGCCCGCGGTTCCAATGTTTGAATCCCTTTTAGTGCCTCGCCGCTGCGCGATGTGACGTACTTGGCTTTGAGGATTGTTGGAATCTGATCTCAGGATTTTCCTGCGCGCTGCGCTCACTCAGTCGAATTCCTAATCCGTTCAAAGCGTTGGCTCTTCCGGAAGCTGCATGCACTCCAAAGCGTGTCGCAATCAGCAATTGAGCCCTCTACCTTCTTTTCTACACAGTCCTTCGCAGGTGCTCAACACACCTTCGTAGGCGGACTGTCTGACACAACAGCAGGCAGTCCAAGGTCAAGCCGCATCACTCGCCATCCCGGTGAGCTCCAAGGTTTCTGGCCGGGTGGCGCGCAGCCATACAAGACTCCGCAAGGAGGAAAGCTGCGGGCGGCCCTACGACCGTGTTGAAGCGCCCGGTCGCCTCTCTCAACAGGAGGCGGAAGAGGTTCGACGAATCGTAGGAGAGCGAAGATGGCGCTGAAAGTGAGAGCTGGTGAAGCTTCCGATGAAAGGGAGCGGGCGGACGACTGTGATTTCGTGCCGTTGATGGACTGGGAAGAGGTGTTGCAGGACGAGCGCGAGGACCGGCTGGGGTTTGCCCGGCGTACGACGTATGCGTTGCTGACGCTTCCTGGCTCGGGACTGGTTGAGGGCTTTGGTGGTGACAATCAGCCGGGACTGGAAGGCGCGAGAAGGACTGTGGCCCTGTTCCAGGCGCATCTGGGGCAGATGCAGCACTTCGCGGAGATTGCCGAGTTGCGGCTGGAGCAGGTGGCCAAGGCACTGGCCGTTGATGCCTGAGTAGCCGGGTAGGGGCGTGCTCCACTACACTGTGGCGCTGCGCAGGGCCTATAGCTCAACGGTTAGAGCAGGGGACTCATAATCCTTTGGTTGGAGGTTCGAATCCTCCTGGGCCCACCATCGAATCAGGCACTTAGGATCAACCGCAGTGCTTTCTTCGTCAAGCCAGCCCCCTCCGGTGACCGCTCGGTGACCGTTTAGGCTCCGCTGCCATCGCAGTTGGCCGCCGCCCGAACCGCGTTCTCCGGCTCCCACCGCGGGGCGTTGCTCCGTGATTCGATCCATCGCTGGACGTCGCTCTGATACCAGCGCGAGCCCTTGCTGACGCCGATCATGTGGCTGGGAGGGAACGTCCCCTTCTTCATCTCGCGGTAGATGTAGCTCTTCTTCATCCCGGTCTGGGCTTCCACCTGCTCGAGCCTCAGCAGGACTTCGGGGATATTTTCAGCTGCGCCCATGACTGGCCTCCGTCGCTTCAGGGTTCACTACCGGCAGCAGCGGCATCGGCGACGCCGCGCGTGTGCAGATCACCTGGTTGGCGATCTGCATCAAGTCCATGGTGGGATCGTTGAACAGCGCCTGCCCGATCTGGGCAGTCAGCCTCTGGCTCGCCGTTGCCGCCAGCGGCACCGGTGCGTCGATCGTGGAGTATGCGTACGCGCGCCAGGCATCGCGTGCGGCCTGCAGCTGCGGCTCGCCCACGAACGTGAAGGTCAGCGACCATCCGCCGGCGGCGGTCCGCTCCGAACTGGTCAGGGCGGTTTCAAGCGCTGCCGCAACCGCGATCGCGCTGTGCTGCTGGTGGGCCAGCGGGGGCAGCGGGGGCAGCTTGGCCGGGTCGAAATGCTTGATGTTCAAGGCTGTGTCTCCTTCGTGTGCTCTTCGATGGATCTGCGCATCTGCGCGATCTCTCGATTCCAGTACTCCCGTTCTTGCTTGCCCTCCCGGCGCATGGCCTGTTCCAGGCGGTCCAGTGCGGGAACCAACCAGAGCGGGTTGTAGGGCTGCCGCTTCAGGGGGATTCGCACCGGCTCCTTCGGGGGATCGCAGAACGGATCCGCCCAGTCATGCGGCGAGTTGCACCTGGTGCAGTGGGTGCGGTCAGCTGACCAGGTGTGATCCAGCGTTCCCTTGCGGCGCTCTTCAGGCAGTGGGTGGACGTAGAGCGCGCGCAGCCTGTTCCGCTCCTTCCGCGCGCGGTGCCACCCACGTTCATCGACCTCGATCCAGTGGGGTGAACCTGTTGCGCACGCCTCCAGGCGCACCGGCCGCTGCTCGGCATACAGCTGATCCCGGATTGCCTTGAACCATTCGCCAACCTGCTCTGCAGGTACCGCGCCGCCGGCGCGCGCTGCATCGCGCATGGCGCGCAACGTGTCGCTGACCACCGGATCCCCAGGCTTCATGCTCGTGTTGCTGATGCTCAAGCATCCCCCTGCAGCAGCATCGATGGGTCGATCTGCCAGCCGGCCTCGCGCGCGGCGCGCAGGCGCAGGTCGTTGGCGTCGAATTCGTCCAGCTGGAACAGGGAGATGACCCCCTCCACCTGTCGGGGCAGCAGTGGCCGCTTACGGCCGAACACGCGCCACACGCTGAGCGTCTTGCATTTCCATGCTGGGGCGAGGCAGACCAACGGTTTTCCGTGCTCGCGGCAGTACCGACGGATCATGTCGCGGACTGACGCGTTCGCGGGGGCGGCGCCGCGCAGGGCGGCGCGGACTGCGGCGGCTCTGGGGCCAGGGCTCATGCGAAAAGTTCCTGTTGAACCGGGCGGGCCGGCAAGGCCGGCGACGCCGGCAGAGGTGCAGGTGCAGCTGCGCGCATGCGCGCGCGCTGTGCAGCGTTGAAGACGAACCAGAAGCCGTGGCCGTGCCGGCGTGCGCGGCATTCCGAGAGGAACACGCGCGCAGTGTGCTTGGCCTGATTGAGGCCGGTCACGCGGCTGCCGCCATGCTGTTGGGCACGCGGTCGAGATTGGCCTCGGCCAAGGCGCGCAGAGGCGGTGGGCTGACGCTGTTGCCGACCATGCGCACGGCGGCGCTGGTGCTGAGCGGCGTGCCGTTGGCGGTGCGATCGATGATGTAGTTGGCCGGGAACCCCTGAGCGCGGTACAGCTCATGCGGCTTGAGCATGCGCAGGCCGATATCCACGATAACGTGCGGCACGCCCTGGATATGGACGGTGACCAGCGCGAGGCGGTCCTTGGTGGTGATGGTGTCCACCGGGTCGTGCAGATCGACCGCGATGCCGCTGCCGTAATACTTCACCAGGAATGCGGCGACGCGCAGCGCACCTGCCTCCTGCTCGGGCGACAGTTCGGCGAGTCCGGCGCTCACCAGCCGTTGCTGACTGCCGCTGGCGGTGATGGTGCTGACCGGGTCGCGCGCATCGTTTCCTGCGCCCTGGTAGAAGCCGCCGTTGGCCTGCTCGAGGAAGGCAGTCGCCAGCGCGTGGTGCTCGGCCTGAGCGGCCACGGTGGTGAGCGGTGTGCGCGCGTCTGCGCCGACCATATTCCGCCGCAGGGTCACCATCGAGGCAGCGGCCACGCCGAGGGCATGCGCGGCGCCGGCCGGGCGGGCGGCACCGGCGCCCGAGGTGATCGTGGGCACAGGCTCGGTGGCAGGCGTGCCGATGCTGTCGCCTCGGAACTTGACCAGGTGCGGAGCCACCAGCGCAGTGTCTGCCTTGGTGGTCATGGTGTAGAGCGGTTCGCCGCCCGAGCGCGGCTCGGACTGGCCGGCCCGGCCGCCGACGCCGGCAAGGATCGGCGTCACCACGGAGAAGTGGCCACCCTTCACACCGGCGCAGACAGTGCGCAGCGGCTCGTCGGCGGCCATCGTGCGCTGGTTGCTGGCGTTGGCATGCTCGGCGATGAAGGGAGCCAGTTCCGGTGCGGCCAGCATCAGCTCGCCGCGGTTGGCGGCGGTGATGGTGCGCATGGGATCACGCACGTCGTGGACGCGGTCGCCACCCTGGTGCGTCACCGGCACGATGAACGGATCCGCCGATTCGATGACGTGGCGCATGACGCCCTTGGCGATGCGGCGCATGGTGGCGTCGGCCAGCGGCCGGGTGCGGGTGAAGATGGACGGGCAGGGGAGAGAGAAGTCGAGGCAGTCGGCTGCGGTCACCCGGGGCGTCTGCCCCGGCGCCGGGCCGTGGCTGGCCTGCGGCCACACGATGGCCTCGCCGTCGCGGCGCGCGAGCAGGAACAGGCGTTCGCGGCTTGTGCCGGCGCCGTAGTCGCTGGCCACCAGCTTGCGCCATTCGACTGCATAGCCCAGCGCACGCAGCGCGGCCACGAATTGCTGCCAGGTGCGGCCACTGTGGCGCTTGTCCGGCACCAGCTGCTGGTTCTCGACAGGCACGCACTCGCCACGCGCTGCAACGGTGCCGTCCATCTTGATGACGCGGCCGGTGGCCTTGCAGCGCTTAGCCACCAGCGGGCCCCACGTGAGGATCTGCCAGACGTTCTCCATGGAGATGATGCGCGGCGCGGTGTTGGTGCCGTGCAGGCGATCAGCACGCAGAAGCTGGCCAACCCACTTCAACACCACCCACGACAGGGCGCGGGTCTTCCGGCTGCGCGGCTGGCCGCCCTTGGCCTGGCTGAAATGCGTGCAGTCCGGGGAGGCATGGAACCAGCCGATGGGGCGGCCGGCCACGTCCACGCGCGGGTCGGCGTGCCATATATCCTCGCGGTGGTGCTGGGTGAGCGGGTGGTTCGCGGCGTGCATGCCGATGGCCAGCTCGTCGTGGTTGTAGGCCAGGGCTGGATCGATGCCGAGGGCCTGCTTAAGGCCTTCGCTGGCGCCGCCGCCGCCGGCGAACAGGTCGACCACGATTTCGCCCGGACGCAGGCGCGAGCGCTGCGGCGCGGGGAAGTTGAAGGAGCGGGAGCCGTCAGCCATTGGAAGCCTCTTTGTTGCACCACTGGATGGATTGAACCTGGCGTTCTGCGCGATGGCTGAAACGCCGGTGCTGGGCTGCCTTGTGCAGCCAGGGGAAGCGGGTGTGGATTCGGTTCATGAGCCTGTGGCTGTTGGCATGCCGCAGGTGGCCGGCGAAGCTGGCTGCGCGCGCTGCAATTTCCCGGAAGTCCTCCGGCGTGCCGCGTAGCGTGTCTGCCTGGACGTGCTTGCCCTCCCATTCGGCCAGAGCCGTGTGGAGGTGCCCAACAACGCGGCGGCGAGCCATCGTGTGGGTCGGGTAGATCACGTAGCCGAGGAAATCCAGGCCGTCCGTCAGACGGCAGAGCTTCTGCTCGGCTTTCAGGCGCAGCCCGAGCTGGTCGCTCAGGAAGGCCTCGATCTGATCCCGCCAGGCCGCAAGCTGCTCTCGGTCGTGGTGGAACAGCACGAAGTCATCGACGTAGCGCAGGTAGCGCTTTGCCTTGAGCGCGTGCTTCGCGAACTGGTCCAGCGCGTCCAGGTAGACGTTGGCGAAGAACTGGCTGGAGAGGTTTCCGATCGGCAGGCCTCGGCCGGCCGGTGCATTCGCAAGGCGCTTGTGCGCCGGCACCTGCGCCTGCTCAGCGGCCGTTGCCCGGTACTGGACGCCTGCCTGCAGCGGAGAGCGGCGCAGCAGCGCGTGGGTGGCCTGCTGGACCACTTTGGGCGCGCCGTGGCGATGCAGCCGGGTGCGCAGCATCTGCCACAGGGTGGGCCGGTGAATGCTGTTGAAGAAGTTGGCCACGTCCAGCTGCAGATACCAGCCTCCGCCTTGGCCGCTGTGCACCTGGCGCACGAACTGCTGGGCCCGGCGCACAGCCGCGTGACTGCCGCGGCTCTTGCGGTTGGCGTAGCTGTCGTGGATGAACGTCGGCTCCCACAGCGCCTCCAGCTGCGGCACCAGCCAGTGGTGCACCACGCGGTCGGCGAAGTCCGGCGCGTGGATCTCGCGCGCCTTGGGCCGCGTGGCCACAAAGCACGTCGACGGACGCGGTGCCCAGCTGCCGCCCAGCAGCTCGCGCTGCAGCTGCAGCAGGCCGTCTGCCCAGCGGTGGTCGAATCGCAGCTGGTTGAAGCTCGGAACCTTCTGGCGGCGTGCGCGCCGCCATGCCTGGTACAACTCCTGCAGGCCTACCTCTCCCTGAAACTCACCGGCACGACGCACGGCCAACGCGAACCCGTTGTTGTTGCGGTGGTTGTTGTTGACGTTGCCGTTGTTGAAATTGACGTTCCACGCGGACGCCGAGGACCAGGCGGCCGCCTCCCCATACACTTTCGACCAGGCCGCGCAGCCCGGATGCGGATAGCGCGGCTTCGTCATGAGTTGGCCCCCGCGAGGGCGGTACGGGTACTCAGTTTCTTGCCACGCTGCGCGGCGCCATCGGCTTGCGCATTCTGGGCATGGGAGGAACTTGCCAGGTGGCGGCGCCAGCCGCCGGCCTGGGAGCCCAGCTGTTCGGCCAGGCGGATAAGCATTTCGAACTGGCGGAAGCTGGCGAAGGCGCCAACCCCCTTTCCAATCTGCAGGAGCTGCTTGAGGGCATCGATATCCCGCACCAGCACCGCCACCCACCGCGCCTGCTCAGCGCGTTCGCGCCAGGCGTTGTTGGCGTTGATGAACACCTGCTGGGCACGCGCGCGAAGATCGCTACCGATCTGGTAGCGGTGGTAGCGCGCGAACCGACGCACGGCGTTCTCGATCTCGACCGCCATACGTTCGGCGGCCTTGATGATCGGTGGGGGCTGGAATCGGGAAGTCATCGAGAAAGCCTCAGCAGAAAATCAAATCACTGACCGGCACGACGCACGGCCAACGCGAACCCGCTGTCGTCGCGGCGGTCGTCGTTGACGCCGCCGTAGCGGAAACTGACGAACCACGCGGACGCCGAGGACCAGGCGGCCGGGGTCTTCGACCAGTACCAGTAGTTCTGGATGCCCTTGAAGAAGTCGGTGTTGATGGCCGGCGAGTAGCGGCTGCGGTCGATCAGCAGCTGCAGCTCTTCGATGGTCGGCAGATCCCAGTCGGTGTGGCCGAGCAGGTCCAGGGCTTTTGCGGCGGCCTCGCATTCGGCGTGCGGAACGTCGCTGTCCACGATGTTGGTGGCGGTGAACGTCAGGCCGTAGTCGGGCAGGAACACGGCGACGTGGTCAGTAGCATCGTCCGGCAGCTGGTTGCGGTCGGCGCCAATCTTCTTAAGGGTGATGGGGTTCATGGTTGCTCCAGGGAAAGGGTTCAAAAGGGCCAATTACTGACCGGCACGACGCACGGCCAACGCGAACCCGTTGCTGTCGCGGTGGAAGTAGCTGACGCTGCCGTAGTAGAAATAGACGAACCACGCGGACGCCGAGGACCAGGCGCAAGGCGTGCTGGTCCAGTGCCAGCGCGGCAGCACGCCGGGGAAGAGCGAGGTGTCGATTGCGGGCTCGTGGCAGGTGTCGTCGACCAGGGCGGACAGCTCGGCACGGGTGGGCAGGCGCCAGTCGTCGTGGCCGAGCAGGCGCAGCTCGCTGCAGGCCTTCTCGCAGTCGGCCTGGCTCATCGGATCGCCGTCCTTGTCGCCGATGGACTTCACCGCCCACATCAAGCCCGTGGCGTGATCGATCACAGCGACGTGGCCGGTTCGCGGGTCGCTGCCGGCGGCCCTGGTGCCATCGGCAAACAGCTTCGTGTGGCCGATGGCCAACACGCCCTGAGCGGCCACCTGCTCGGCGGCGAGTTCGATGAAACTGTTGATGGAGGCGGGAGGGAGGGACAGCTGGATTTCAGCATCGCCCTTGGTACGGATGGTGATGGCGTTCAAAGTGCGTTCCTCGCGTTGCGGTGGGTGTCCGCCGTTAGGCGGCTTGTGAAGGGGTGCAGAGAGCGGCCAGGGCTTCCAGCCGCACTGCCTCTGCCATGTAGTGGTCGTGCCGCTCCTGCCGGACCTTTCCGGAGAAGAACGGATCGGTCAGGGCGTTCTCGGCGGCGACGCGGTTGGCCTTGGCCAGGCGGGCTGGGTCGTGGTCGAAGATGTCGAGCTGGTTCCTGTGGTCCATGGGCACCGACCTGTGCGTCAGGCGCGACCGATGGGCGGCCAGAGCGCCGGCATGCGCTTCTGCCAGCCGGCGTAATGGATGCGGCGGCCGGCCTTCATCGCAAGCTGGTGCACTTCGCCGAACTGCACTCGCAGTCCGTGGAAGCGGTCGGGATGGGCGGCCAGCGCAGACCGATACCGCGCCAGGCGCTGCTCGGCCGTCGGCGTGATCGTGCTGACGATCACCGCGTCGTGGCCGCCGCCCAGACAGTGCAGGCCGGTCATCAGCGCACCATCCGGTGCACGCCCGGCGCGATGCGCTCGCGGCGCTCTGCGGCCTCGCGCTGCTCCTGACCGCTGCCCTGGTGGACGCGGTACGGGTGCCGGCGCGGCTTCTTGGCGCGGTCCAGCGCCGCGCGCTGGTCCGGGGTCAGTGCCGGTGCCGGCAGCTTGATGCCAGGGGATTTCATTCGGCGTGGTCCTCGCTCGGTGCGTGCTGGCGCAGCGCGTGGTCGACGGCCTCGCAGTCGTCGCAGACGTGGTGGTTGGTCGGGTCGCATTCGCAGCGGTGAGCTGCCGGCGCTGCCGGTCGGGCGATGGGCGGGATGCCGATGCGCATCTGCGCGCAGAAGTCCTGGTCGGTCACGCGGCACCGCCTTGGGCGCGCAGCATGCGGCGCAGGCTCTTGCGTACGTCTGCGATGGCGCGGCCGGCGCTGGCGCGGCGGTCCAGCACGGCGAGGGCTGCAGCATCGGCGGCAGCCGCTACCTGGTTCGGAGCGAAGCCCATACCAGCTGCCGCGGTGGCCACGGCCTTGGCTGCGCCGGCGGCGCGCTCGGCCAGCGGGTAGCTGATGACGGCGATCACGCGGCACCGTCCTTGCTGATCGTGTAGCCGCGGCTGCGGATGGCATTGATGCTGTAGCCGTGCTGGGTCAGCTTCTGGCGCAGGCGGCAGACGGTCACCTGCACCGTGTTCGACTTGCTGCCGGCGGCGCCGTACAGCTTCTCTTCCAGCGTCGCGCGGCTGACCGGGGTGTCGCCGGCGTCGATGATCAGCTGCAGCACCTTCGACTCGGTGGGGCTGAGCGGCAGGCGCTGGCTGCCGACCATCGCGGCGCGCGGCTCGGTGCGCAGGCCGGCGATCACGGCGCCACCTCGATGAAGGCCAGGTCGTACATCACGCACTGCGCCCGGGCCAGCACGGGGGACGTGCTCGGCTCTTTGCCGTCTGCGGTCGACAGGGGGACAACCGCATTGGCCCGGACGCATGCTGCCGGGGAGACCTGATAGGAGCCGCTGAGCACGGCATCGGCCGCGTCCAGGGCGAGCTGCCAGCGCTCAGGCTGGAAGTTCTGGGTGAGGGCCTTGGTGATGCCGGGCGCGCAGTCCGGCACGCGGCTGGCGTCGCGGAAGGCGTTGAGGCTGGTGTTGGCGACGGTGGCGCGCAGGCCCCAATCGTCAGCAGCGGCCAGTTCGTACACGGCCAGGGCGGCGCAGATGCGCGGGCTGGTGATCACCAGCCCATCCGGGGCATCGCCTTCGGCCGGCGCCGCCGGCGCGTCGCTGGGGGATGCCCAGGCCGTGACGGCCAGGACGATGAAACAGGCGAGGGCGGTCAGGCCGAGGCGGGCCGAGCGCAGGTTGCTGGTGGACAGGGGCATTGCTAGGTCTCCATGCCGGCGAGTGCCGTCGCGGAGAACAATAGCGCTGCTATCTATCCATTACAATAGCGATGCTGTTTATAGGTGCATTTTGATTGCCGGAATTTCTGAATTCGTTAAGAAATCAGAATTCCCAGCGTTTCAGGCACTCGCCGTAGGCGGTGTCGCGGAACTCGCTGATCACCAGGCTTTTCGCGGACTCTGTGGTCATGCGGGGCGTTTCGTATGCGCCGCGCACAAAGCTCACATACGGTTCGCCGTACTTCACTGCCACTGACATCGCCGTTGCCATGGCAACGCCGGACTGCCGGCCAACCATCACCTTTTCGGCTGCTGCGGATTCGCCCTGGCAGTGTTCAGCAGTCGTCGAGCGCAGCGTATCTATCGCCTTCTGGGCTTCTGCGGCCGCCTCATTTGCCGAAGCAGCTGCACTCGCGGCGGCAGCACGCGCTGCAGTGTTGTCTCCGCCAGCATTAGCGCACGCTCCCAACGAGAGAGCGAAAAGGGCTGTGGCCAACATGATCCTTCGCACTGGTCTATCTCCTTTCATCCATAGCGGCTACGTAGCAGCCCTGCATCTTCAAAACTGACGCCGTCGCGCATGCAGTCCTCGGCCCTCTCCAGATCTTTGTGCAGTTGGATCAGGTCATCGTCTGGCAACTGTTCGATGCCCATGTACCCAAAGCACGCCTGGTCAATCAGGAGCTGCATCGATGCACCCCACCGCCGGTGGAAGTGCCTAATCATGCGGTAGTGGGACTCGCGCAGGACGACGTCCATGCGCATGGCTGGCCTGGCGGCCTGCTGCGGCTCAGGCTTGGCGTCAGCCGGCTTTGCGCTTCCTACCGCCGAAAGCTTGGGCTTCACGCCCATCTTCCGCTGCGCGCGCAGAGCGATCAGCTGCGCCAGCTTGTCCATTTCCTGATCGAGATCCATCGTTCCCCTTCCCCTGTTTCCTCAAATCGGCGGCAAGTGCTACGCGCAGCGCTTGGGCGAATAGATCGGGGGATTGCTCGACATCGAATGTCTCGCCTGTGGCCAGATCCAGAGCCTTGCGCACCACAGCGATGGCAGAGTTCACGATATCGGCGTCCAGTCTCGCAACCTGAGACGTGCCGAAACGGTCCATCAGCCGGGCGTACTCGGCGCTGATTTCCTGCGGCTGCAGACCAAGCACATCGGCCAGCGCCTCTGCCTTGTCCCAAGGAACAGGACGAAGGCCAGTAGCGAACTGCGAGATGAAGCTGGGGGTGACTTCCAGCCGCTCGGCTACAACGGCCTGAGTGAGGCCGGAGCGGGTGATGGCCTCTGCAATCGAGCGGCCTTCAGTCGTCTTAGGGTTGGCGGGCCTAGGCATTTAGCGATGCTATTTGAAGGTGTTCAGGAAGACGAACAGCGGTGCTATTTACATGGGTAAATAGCACTGCTATGTTTGGCAGCATGAACGCACCGACTCAGACCGTGGAACCGATCCAGAAGGCCATCGACGCGGTGGGCGGGCAGGGCGCGCTTGCGCGGCTGCTCAAGGTCCACCCTGCTCTGGTATCGCAGTGGCGGACCGGACGGAGGCCCGTAGCTGCGCACCACATCCTCTCCATCGAGGCGATGACCAACGTCTCCAGGCATGAATTGCGTCCGGACATCTTCGGCTGCGGTGCCGGGCCAGACCCCGACGCCGACCGCATCGTTCCGGTTGAGGGGGCCTGAGCCATGGCCCGTTCGAAGAAGCGTCGCCTCGGGACCATGGAGCGGCTGCGCAGCAGGTTGGACTTGCTGCGCGGACAGCAACTTGCTCTTGAAGCGGCCTCGGCGAAGTGCCCGATTGAGCGTGCCCGAAAGCACGCGGCCTCCCAGGCCGCTCTGATGCAGTCATTTGAGCGCGGAGTAAGCCCGGAACGTGCTGCCGCTGTGGTTGAAGCGCAGCTGCTGGATGTCCCGACTGCCACGGTCGAGTTCCTAGGTGATGCCGGCGAAGCGATTGTCGTAGCCGTGCCAACTGGCAGTGCGTTGTTCCGCGAGTCGGAGTTCTGGCTTCGCATTGCGACATCTGTCGGTCCTCATTCCATTGGGTGGATCCGCTTTGAGCGTCGCTGTGTTGTCAGCGCTAAAGCAGTGTTTGAAGCCACTGAACTGCGTTCGGGAGATTGCGAAGCGCCTGATCAAGGGCGTGTTCTGCAACTTTGGCAATACCTTGCGCTGGGAGGGCTTTGAGTTGATCAACCAGCTTCTCCTTCACGGATTCATCGGCATCGGACTCGCGCACACGGGCGACCAGCAGGGCGCGAACGGTGTCCTCATGGAGACGGACCGTCAGAACGTTGAGCTCAGAGCCGATCGTTCCTTCCTTGTTGATGTAGTCGCTCCCTTTGGCAGTAATAGAAGCCCAGGCGAAGTGCGGAACTCCGTCGAATTCACGGATAGCAGCATCGACCAGACCGCTGCCTTTCAGATACGCGACTTCTCTCGCGACGGACGATTCGTCCCCGATATCCGCAAGTTCCCGGCTGTACATCTTCCGGCCTTCGTCTTCGAGACGAGTAAGTACCGCGATCTGCAGCTCCTTCCTTGTTCCCATATGTCGTCCCCCCTGCGGGCTGTGTTGTTGGCACATCCAGCTTAACGCGGGGGAGGGCGGCACCAACTTTCTTTTTCCAGGTCGTCCTGTCCATGGCGACCACTTTGCATCGCCTCCCGAGGTGCGTAAATGAAGACTGATCCTCAGTACCACGAGCCCCGGTCCGCAGTGGTGTTCCGCCACACGACCGACGCCATCCGCAACAGCGGTCACACCGACAGCAGCCTCGCCCAGGCCATCGCCGATCAGTACCTGGCGGATGTGGCGCCGACCGAGCGCATCGTCCAGTTCCACACCGGTAACGATGCCGACAGCATCGAGCGCGCGCTGAAGGCGAATGCCCAGATCGTGGGCCGCATCCGCAACGGCACGGTCAAGATGCCGGTGGACCTGGAAGAGTCGTGGGTGCGCGCGCTGCCGCCGCAGTGGCGCGATGCCTGCTCCCGCGAACTGGCCCAGCGCTACGGCTTCCTCGGGGCCCGAATCCCGATGATGGAGCCGCATGCGGGCGTACTGGCGGTGGCCCGCCTGTCGGTGGAGTTCGGCCACACCCTTGAGGCGCTGACCAACATCCTGGCCGACGGCCGCATCTGTGCGATGGACATTCCGGAGATGCACCGCGCGCTGGACGAGATGGGGCAGCTGGAAGCCGAGCTGGTCACCGCCAAGCGCTATGTCACCGGCCACCTGCAGGAGCTGGCGCCGCGTGCGGTGACCGGTGGGCGCCAATGAGTTCCGCTGTGATGGTGAGCTGGGCGATTGCTGTGGTCGGTGAGTTCGATGCTGCCGGCCGCCGCATCCCCGATAACGCTGTGCAGCTGCTGCCCATGGTCGACGTGGTGCTCTGGGCGAAGGAACAGCCGCAGCCGCTGCAGGTGGAAGCCCTGCAGGCGAAGTTCAACCTGTCCCGTGCCACGGCGTACCGGTGGATGACCGCGCTGCATGACCTGCATGATCCGGCGGCCGCGCGCGTGAGGATCCCGGCCGCCAAGCCGCTGTCAGCTGCCCTCGGGCGTCAGTTTCCGGCAGCAGGCCGGGCAGGAGAGACGGCATGAGCCCCCTCGCCAGCCTGGGTACGGTCTGCGGCGTGCAGCGCACCAGCGGCCTCTGCGACGTGGCTGCCCCCACGCGCGCGCCCGACCACCGCCGCAAGGCCGCTCTCGATGGAAATTGCCAGACGAAGATCGTTATCGACTTTGCGCTGTGGGTGACCACGTGCTGCACCAACTTCCCCACCGTCCAGCAGGTGCAGGGCAGGTTCAACGTCAGCCGCGCGACCGCGTTCCGCTGGCGGCGCAGCTTGGCCGATGCGTTGTGCCTGGCCAATGTGCCCAGGAATCCCACTCCCGGCACCTCCCCGGTTCCGGTGCCGCTGGCGCCTCTGCTGCGCGGCGCGGGGGATAGGGCGTGATCTATTTCGAGATGTACCCCGGCGACTACCTCAAGGACACCACACGGCTGTCCCTGATCGAGCACGGCGCCTACTTCAAGCTGATGCTCGCCTACTACGCGGAAGAGGAGGCGCTGCCCGAGAGCCTGGGGGAGCTGTATGTCATCGCCGGTGCCATTTCTGCAGGCGACAAGGCAGCGGTCAAGAAGGTCGCCGAGCGCTACTTCCCGGTGGGCGACGATGGCCTGCGCCACAGCAAGCGCTGCGACGAGCAGATCGCCACCGCCCAGGTCCGCATTGCTGACGGGCAGGGGCGCAGGGAAGACAGGAAGCAGGCCGAGGCAGAGCGGCAGGCGCGCACGCGTGCGCGCCGCACGATGCTGTTCGAAGACCTGCGCAACGTGGGTGTCGTGCCAAGCGGCATGGCCTCCATGGCGGAGCTGAAGGCGCTGCACGTCACGCACGTGACTGGCGATGAAAGCGTGACTTTGGCCCATCTGTCACGCGTGACAAGTCACGGAGAGTCACGCGTGACAGGGGGTGTGAACACAGGCGTGAACACGGGTAACCAGACCCCAGACCCCATATCTATTACTCCAGATACATCACTGCACGCTCAAGGATCTCTGAGCGGTGCGTCCGATGCCGGGCGTGCGTGCGTGCTGATGCGCCAGGCCGGTTGCCATTCGACCAACCCGAGCCATCCCGACCTGATCGCCGCGTTGGCTGAAGGCGTGACCCCGCAGGTGCTGGCCGACACCGTCACCGAGGGGCTGTCCCGGTCCCCGCCTGTGGCCAAGCCCTTCCCCTGGGCAATCCAAACCGCTCGAAGCCGAAAAGCCGCCGGCGCAACGCCGACGAACACCACCAAACCCGGAGGCCCTAATGCAAACCCTCAACTCGGTTCTGCCGAACACGTCGCAGAGGAGCGACGACGCCACGAACAGCGCGCGGCAGCTGGCGGCTTTGTCGGAGCAGGCAGCGACGTCATCGAAGGCGAGTTCCAATGCGTCCAGCACTGACCCGGACCAGCGCGCGGTGAGCGCCCTGTGGACCGTGTGGGAGCGCATGGCCGGCATGTTCCCTGGGAACTGGGTGCGGCAGAACGGCACAGCCCCGGTGGACAACGCAGGCAGCCTGACCACCGCCGGCGAACTGTGGTTCCAGGTGATGTCCGGCATCACCCCGCGACAGGTGGCCGAGGGCCTGGCCAACTGCCTGCGCAGCGCGCTGCAGTGGCCGCCGAATCCCGGCCAGTTCCGCGCCATGTGCCTGGGCGTTCCGGCGCTGGCCGAGGTCGACGGCCAGATGCGTCCCGGCCAGGCCCACAGTGGGTTCACCGTGCTGGTGCGGTCGATGCTGGATCTGCACGCCTACCGCACTGCCGAGAGCGGCGCGCTGCAGCAGCGCATGCTGGCCAACGCCTACGAGCGTGCGGTGAAGCACGTCATGGACGGCGGCGCCGTGCCGGCACCGGCAGCAGCACTGCCGGCGCCCAAGCACGGGCCGCAGACGGTGCGCGATCGCGATGCCGCGCGCAGCGCCATGGCGCTTGCTGCCGCCGAGCTGGGTTTCGGAGGCGCACATGGAGCAGGCTGACATTCGCGGCTACCAGCGGCAGCTGATCCTGTTCTGCTTGGGCGTTCACGGTGACAGCACCGCGGCCGAGGCCCTGGAGCTGATGGGCAACGCCGCGCTCGAGGGCGGCGCACCGCGCGAGGCCATGCTGCTGACTACCGCCGCCGCTGCCGGCCTGCTGCGCGAGCTGGACCGGGATGGCCTGGTGAGCCGCTGCGAGAACCGCGTCAGCGCTCGCCACGGCCGCCCGGAGTCCACATGGGCGGTGACTGACGCCGGCCGCGTGGACAGCATGCCCCTGCCGCCGTCCGGGCAGCAGCAGCTGGTCATGCCGCAGCTGGCACCGGCGCCGACCCTCCGCACCAGGGGCGGTATTTCCATGGAGCAGCTGATGGGCCTGCTCAACGTCGAGTTCGACTGCATGCTCGAGCAGATCGACCGGGAACACCAGGCGGCGCAGCTACGCGCCCGGCACGAGTTCGAAGCCTTCCGGCAGCGCGCGATGCGCGTGTGGGGCGCAATGGAGGCTTCCGCCTGATGCCGCCGAAGAAGACGTCCAGCCGCTCGCTGCGCTACGCCTCCACGCAGGACATGCCGGAGGGCATGCGCCGTCTGGTCCAGGCAAGCACGGCCGCTGCCGCCCCGGCGCCAACCGCGGCGCGCGCCTACCGGCCGCCGGCAGCGACGCAGTCCACCGGCAGCGGCAACGCCGCCGGCAAGGTCGCACGTGGCCGGCCCCGCCATGTGCCCGGCGAGATGAACAAGACAGAAGAGGCCTACGCCGCGCACCTGGCGCTGCAGATGGCCGCCGGCGAGATCGCGTGGTTCCGATTCGAGTCCGTGAAGCTGAAGTTGGCCGAGAAGACCCACCTCACCATCGACTTCTTCGTGATGACGGCCGCCGGCGATCTGGAGGCCCACGAGGTGAAGGGCTTCTGGGAAGAAGACGCCCGCGTGAAGGTGAAGGTGGCCGCCGAGATGTACCCGTTCCGATTCCTGGCAGTCCAGCGCGCCCCCGGCGGCGGCTGGAAAACGGAGGTGTTCTCTTGAACGCGATGATGATTGGCGGCGCCAGCGTGCGCCGCGACGATGTGGGCAGGTTCTGCCTCAATGACCTGCACCAGGCCGCCGGCGGCGCCAAGCGGCACCAGCCCAGCGACTGGCAGCGCCTGAAGCAGACCGAGGAACTGGTGGCCGAGCTGGTCAATTCCGGGGAATCCCGGGTTTACCCCGTGCACTCTGTGGCCGGCCGCTACGGCGGCAGCTACGTGGTGCGCGAGCTGGTCTACGCCTACGCCATGTGGATCAGCGCCAGCTTCAGCCTGCAGGTGATCCGCGCCTACGACGCGCTGGCCGCCGGCGCACCGGCACCTGACCCGATGCAGGCCCTGACCGATCCGGCGACGCTGCGCGCGCTGCTGCTGTCCTACAGCGAGAAGGCCGAGATCCTCGAGGCGCGCGTGCAGTACCAGGAGCCGCAGGTGCGCGCGCTGCTGCGGCTGACCCAGGCCGACGGTGCCTTCAACATCAGCACTGCGGCCAAGATGCTGAAGGTGCAGCCGCGCCAGTTGTTCGCCTGGCTGGCCGAACACGGCTGGATCTACCGCCGCGCCGGCAGCAAGAACTGGCTGGCCTACCAGAACCGCCTGCAGCAGGGTGTGCTGACGCACAAGGCCAGCGTGCAGCGGCAGGAGGGGGAGCAGGATCGCGTGCACGAGCAGGTGCTGGTTACCGCGAAGGGCCTGTCGCGGCTGGCCGAGAGCATCGACCGGGTCCAGATGACCTGGGCGCAGGCCGACGCGGCGACCGCGCTGCAGCTGGCGGCCGAGGTGAGCCCATGAGCAGCCAGGTGTTGAAGCAGCGCCCGGCACCGCGCGAGCGCCGGATGGACAAGAACACGGTGGCCAGGCCGAAGCGCGAGAAGGCCAGACGGAGCCGGTCATGGCGTACTTCCTGCTCTCCGACAGCGGCAGCGATCCGATTGTGTCAGACGTGCTCGGGGTGAAGCGCGAGCAGATCGAGGGCGTGCGCAGCCCGGGCGAACACCTGGTGGAGCGTCTGGACGTAGGCGAGAACCAGCTGCGCGCGCTGGCCCAGCAGTTCCTTCAACAGCAGGGCGTGGCCCTGGAAACAACCAACGTTACGACCATGGAGACCTCCCGATGATTCCCAAATTCCTCAGCCTGGACGAGGCAACCCACCACCTGTACCTGGAAGGAAAGGAGGGCCCCATCAGGTGCCAGGTCGACGGCAGCCTGTGGGAGGTCTGGCAGGACGGCCGGTCCCGCTGGGTCAGCAACTGCGAGGTAGCCTGATGTCGGCAGTGGCCGCGCCCGCGGTGGACCTGACGCCGTGCGGCAACTGCGGCAGCGAGGACGTGCGCATGCGCGCGCGCGGCAGCGCCGGCAGCCGCCGAACCGCGCAGGTGGTGTGCGCGCGCTGCACTGCGCGCGGAGAGCTGCATGTTGGTGCAGATGCAGAGGAGCGCGCATGCAGAGCCTGGGCGAACCGACCGGTCTACATGCCGGCGCCAAAGGCGGTCAGGGTGGTGCATGGCCGAGTGCCGGTGCCGGAGCCGACCCTGCAGCGAGATCCGCTCGAACTGATCGCCCGCATGCTGGTAGGCGGCAGCTTCCGCGAACCCTCGGACGGCCGGTCAACCATGCCGCCGCTGACCTCTGCCGATATCGCCGGTGCAGTCGGCATGATGCGTGATTCGGTGGCCAAGCAGGCCGTGCTGGCGGTGGCGCTGCGCGGGCAGGGTGTGTCCCTGTCGTCGCTGGGGCGCTCTCTGGCCAGGCGGGTGATGCGGCAGATTCTGTGGCAGCGACGCAACGGCACAAAGCCGGCGCTGCGAATGGATGACCCGGCTGACCGCTGGCGCATGAGGCTGGTGCTTCAGGACGCGGTGAACGACCTGGTGTGGCCCGAAGGGAAGATTGCCGCGCAGGATGCTGCCAAGGCGGCCAAGATGCGGAAGGGTGACTACCTGCGTGTGTACGGGATCGCAGCCGCAACGCTGCGCCAAGCGTTGGAAGATGGGCGGAAGGAGTTCAGCGGGAGAGTGTTCAATCGGTAGGATTAGGGTCGAGCCACTAATAGGGGTAGGGAATGGATATCTACATCGACGCGAACGTCCTGAAAGATTTTGCCCAAGCTGGCGTAGATCCCGTTGTGGCATTTGCTGGATCGCCCTACCGCCTGGCGATGACACCTGATCTGGCCGAAGAGTACGCTGCCGCAATCAACCATGAGGCGGTTCCAACGCCAGTGAAGCTGGTTGCTAAGCGGCTGCTTGGATCATCCGATCGACGTGGGATCTTCGGTTTTGCTGGAGCGGGCGAAGCTTATTCCGGTTTCGGCCAAGGCGTGCTTGCGTCGGAAGCAATGGCATCCACCCTTAAAGCTTGCACCATTAAGGAAAGAGAGAATCGAATCCCGAGAAATCGAACAGACGTTTTCCTCGCGGCCTTGTCCCATGGAGCGGTCATTCTGACGAACGACAAGGGGTCTCACTTCAACAAAGTGAAGGCAGACGGCGGTCACGTCTATTCTTGGATCCAGATGACAGGCAGCCATGATTCAGGCGATGAAACTCTTCGCAGCATCGCGCAGGCTGTTGCCGAAGCTGTCGGGAGCCTGGGCGAAAATGACCAAAGCTGACTTCACAAAAATTACCGCAGTCGCCGCGAACCTTACCGCATTCGCCCGACTGCGGTAAGGAACCTTACCGCAGTTGCAGTGGGAACCAGACTTAGGCCACAGTATCTACCGTGGGCGAGGTTCCAACCAACCCGCACTCAACGGCCGCAGGCCTGGACTCGGGAGGTCCAGTGACCTGCGGTTCGTCGTTTCTGGGGTGCGAAGCCCAACCATCAAACAGAGCGACGCCCCGATGCCTGCCAGCACCGGGGCGCCGCCGCAGTACACGCGTTTCAGCCGCGTGCCATTGGCCTAAGCCCTGCCGCTCTCCGGAGAGCGCGTGCAGTTTGCTTAACGAATGTCGCAATAGCTGAGACTTGAACACAAAGACCCTATTCCCTTGGCCAGGCGGTAAAACGCGCCTGGTGAAACACCTGCTGCCCCTGATCAACCAGCGGGATCACACCTGCTACGTCGAAGCCTTCGCCGGCAGTGCTGCGATGCTGTTCGAGCGCTCGCCGGCGAAGATCGAGGTGCTCAACGACACGCACGGCGAACTGGTACGCCTGTACCGCGTTGTGGCCAACCACCTGGACGAATTCGTTCGGCACTTCCGCTGGTCTCTGACCAGTCGTGAGATGTACCGGTGGGCACAGCTGCAGCACGTTGACACGCTGACCGATATCCAGCGCGCGGCCCGGTTCTACTACCTGCAGAAGCTCAGCTTCGGCGGGAAGGTGGAAGGACAAACGCTTGGGGTGGGCCCGACTGGTGCGAAGCGCATCAACCTGCTTCGGCTGGAACAGGATCTGAGCGATGCCCACATGCGGCTGCATGGCGTGGTGATCGAGCAGTTGCCTTGGCAACGGTGCATCGAAAAGTACGACCGGGCCGAGACGCTGTTCTTCTTGGACCCGCCGTACTGGCAGACCACCGGCTATGGCCAGGCGTTCCAGCTTGAAGAGTACGAGCAGCTGGCCGCGGTGATGGGAGCGTTGAAGGGTAGGGCAATCCTCACCATCAACGATCACCCGCAGATGCGCGCGCTGTTCGATCGCTTCCACCGCGTCAGCGTTCCTATTCGATACACGGTCGGCGGCGGTGCTGGGGTTGCGCGCACTGAGCTGATCTACACCACGTAGCTGGGCCACGGCCCAGCGGTCTCTATGCCCGTTCCCCGACCGGATCAACCCTCGCGCCTAGACGGCAGTGGGGCGGGCACCCTTCTGCAGGAACCCCTGATGGCCAAGATCACCGCGCAACAGGCAGGCGGCACCAACGTCGTTGCCTTCCTGGACATGCTGGCATGGTCCGAGGGCACCAGCACCAGCCCGGCTACGAAGAACCAGGGCTACGACGTGATCGTGACTGGTGCCGACCGTATACCGGAGATCTTCACCGACTACTCGGTGCATCCGTTCTCTCGGGGGAGAAAGTCGAAGGCCATCAACAGCAAGGGCCTGACATCGAACGCATCTGGCCGCTATCAGTTCATGCTGAAGGACTATGCCCACTACCGCGCGCTGCTGAAGCTGCCGGACTTCGGGCCGCTGTCGCAGGATCTCTGGGCCATCCAGCTGATCCGCGAACGCCGCGCTCTTCCGTTGATCCAAGCGGGGCGCATTACCGATGCCATCAAGGCCGTGCGCAACATCTGGGCGAGCCTGCCGGGCGCAGGCTACGGCCAGCCGGAGCACGCGCTGGAGAAGCTGCTGGCTGCATACCGCAAGGCTGGCGGGGCAGTGGCGCCGTGACCGAGCCGATGAGCACCCTCAAAACCTTCGTCGGGACGTTCACCGCTGCGGTGGTGGCGCCGGCGACTGCTGACGCGTTGCGCGAGGCCGAGCGAATCATCTTGGGCGTGCCGCAGTCCGTGCTGCTGGTGGCTATGGCTGGTGCACTGATCGGCGTTCTGTTGCTGCCGGAGAAGGATGCAGAGCGGGTGGCCGCTGATTCCAACCGCAGGCGTGGCCACCGATTCCTGCAGACGGCTGCGCGCTGGGCCGCGCTGGCAGTGGCAGTGGTGGCATACGCCATCGTGGCCGCATGGGTCATCGCTGTAGCCGCGTCCATCTGGCCGGCACTGGCCGGCGCCCCACAGCTGCCGCTGGCCGGTCTGTCCGGTGTCCTGATCCGTCGGTTGCTGCCCGGCTATGTGCGCATGGTGGAGAGAGCCACCGGCGCCATCGGAGGCGAGAAGCCATGAGCGTACTGATTCGATTCCTGGGCGCGCTGTGGGCGCTGGTCGTGGGTGCCGCTGCCGACGCGTTGCGCTGGCTGGGCAAACCTGGAAGCAAGGTCAAGCTGGTCTGTGCCGTGCTGGCCTTCGGGTGCTTGGTCTCCGGCCTGACAGCTTGGGAGAAAGAGCAGAAGATCCGCGATTTGAACGCCCAGGTCATCAAGGTTCAAGCCGACTGGAAAGCCGACGCAGCGCGGTTGCAGGCTGACGTTGACACCCGTGATCAGCGTCTGGCCGAAGTGGCCATCGCACTCCGGGCGGAGGCCGAGAAGCTGGAAGCGTTGAAGGCCGAGAGCGCAGCTGCACTGCAAAGCCTGGCAGGCAAGATCGAGGCGTCCGAGAAGGAAGCATCAACCTGGCGCGGCCGGTATGAGTCGAGGCCGGACACCTGCAAGGCAGCGCTCGAGCTGCTCGATTCCGCCTGCCCAGCATTGAAGGGGTACTGAAATGCGCGTATTCGGGATTGCCATCGCCATGCTGCTGGCCGCCTGCCAGGCAGCACCCGTCAAGCAAAACGTCGCAGCGCCGGCCGTGATCAAAGTCCCGGTGGCCACCTATGTTCCCATCGATGCCGTGCTGACCAAGCGATGCCGTTGGACGCGTGATGGGAAGCCATCGGAGGTGTTCGATGTGAGCAACGGTAGGAAACGATGCCTCCTTCAATACGAGGCACAGCTCGATGCCATCGACCAAGTGCAAGGCATGCCTGTTGCAGATCATTTTTGACGCGGGCGACGTGCAAGTAGCTCCAAGCCTTTGTCGGCGATGCACAGGACGAGATAGATGCATTGCAGAACGATTTTTGCGTGGTGGACATCTTGTAGTTCGATCATTGTTTGGACGGTTGAGGGTTGCGCCGGATTGGCAGCCCACATCCTGTTGAATCGGCTCAGGCCGATCCACTTGCAGGATTTCCGAAAAATATCCACAGGATATGCACAGATAGATGAATAGGGCGGGGCCCCCGGGCTTATCCACAGCCACCGGGGGGAATTCGGACCCCGGTAAAAGACAGTATTTCGGCCTCTAGGGTGCTCCACCACAGGCCGCACTTTTCGCGGTTTTTGCCGGGAGAAACCGCATTTTCATGCCTGAATAGGCTGTGCATCGGGTAGGACATGGCTGACATCCACGAATTCACCAAAGGCTGGTCCGTGGCCAGGCTGGCGGATGAGTTCGGGATAGACCGCCGAACGGCCAGCAAGCGGCTGAAGGAGGCCGGCGTCCCTCCGCTGACGAAGCGCGCCGGGCACGACGTCTATCGCCTGGCCGACGCAGCACCGGCGCTGGTGAATCCGGGCGCCGCGGCGTTCGGCGCGGAGGGCGTGGTCGATCCGCGCGACCTGCCGCCGATGGAGCGCCGCGCCTACTACCAGTCTGAGAACGAGCGTCTGAAGGTCGAGTCGACCATCGGGCAGCTGGTGCCGGCGGCAGAGGTCGAGGCCGACTACGCCGAGCTGGTGAAGAAGGTCGTGCAGTTCTTCGACACGCTGCCTGATGTGCTCGAGCGCAAGGCAGGGCTCACGCCAGAGCAGGTGGTGAAGGTCCAAGACGAGTGCGATCGCGTCCGGCAATCCATGTACGAGGGCATCACCGATGACGACGTACGCGACAGCGCGTAGCGTGCGCCAAGGCGTTGCCGAGATGGTCAGGCCGCCGCGCCGCATCAGGGTAAGCGAGGGTGCACGGGTGCTGCAGGTGGCCAATGCCGCCGGCGCGGCCGGCTCTTGGGATCCGGACACGACGCCCTACATGGTCGAGCCGCTGGATACGACCGGCAGCCGCCATTACGAGGCAGTGGTGTTCGTAGGGCCGGCGCGGTCCGGCAAGACCATCTCGCTGATCGATGCGCGCCTGGCCTACCTGATCACCTGCAACCCGGCCGACGCCATGGTTGTGCAGATGTCCAAGGATGCGGCCGAGGACTACAGCAAGACCCGTATCGCCCGCAGCATTGCCGCCAGCCCGGAGCTACGCTCCCGGCTGAGCCCGCGAGCCCACGACGACAACATCCTGCTGAAGTTCTTCCGGTCGGGAATGTCGTTGCGCATGGGCTGGCCGTCGGTATCGGTGCTGTCCGGCAAGGACATCCACGACGTCCTGATGACGGACGTGGACAACTACACCGGCGACCTGACGATCGATGAGTGCTTCGGCCTGGGCCTGAAGCGCACGCAGACCTACATGTCCGCCGGCATGGTGGTGGCCGAATCGAGCCCGGCAACCGACTACGCCGACGGCGCCTGGAAGCCGCTGCACCCGCACCAAGGCCCACCGGCCGCAGGCATCGCCGCGCTATATGCGCGTGGTGACCGCCGCCGCTGGTACTGGCCCTGCCCGGAGTGCGGGGAGCGGTTTCAGGCAGCGCCAGGCTATGACGGATTCGCGTTGCCGCCGATGGAGGAACTGCTCGAGCGGGTGGTTCTGGACGACGTGCAGAAGATGGCGCGGCACTACTCGCTGCTGCACTGTCCGCACTGCGGTGTGGGCCTGAAGCACCGGTGGAAGGACGGGATGAACCGCAGCGGTGTGTGGGCTGCGGAGGGCCAGGTCGTGCACGCCGACGGAACGGTCACCGGTGAGAGGCCGGAGGCACGCATCGCCAGCTACTGGCTGGGCGGTGTGGCAGCGGCCTACCAGTCCTGGGAATCGCTGATAGAGCGATACCTACAGGCGCTGCGCACCTTTGCCACGACCGGCGAAGAGCGCCCGCTGAAGACCACGCACAACGTGGACGGCGCGATCAACTACGTGCCGATGGCTGCCCGCTCGGCCAGTGATCCGAACGAGATGCAGGAGCGCGCCGAAGTCTGGCCAGCTGGTGCTGTTCCCGCCGGCGTGCGCTTCCTGCTGGGTGAGGTCGACGTTCAGGCCAACCGCTTCGTCGTGCTGGTGCTGGGCTTCGGCATTGGCGAATCCGGTCAGCTTGAGCGCTGGGTGGTGGACTCCTTCACCCTGCGCACGTCCAAGCGCGAAGACGGATCAGGTGGTTTCCTGCCGCTTGACCCGCCGAAGTACCTGGAAGACTGGGAGCGCATGGTCGAGAAGGTCATCAGCCGTCGCTACCCGCTGGACGATGCCACCGGCCGCAGCATGCCGGTGCACGCGGTGGGTATCGACTGGGGCGGCAAGTCGGGCACCTCGGTGCGCGCACTGGAGTTCTGGCGCTCGCTCAAGACACGGAAGCTGCACGCCAGGGTCAGGCTGATCAAGGGTGATGCGCGCCGCGAGGGCGGTCTGTTCCGCGAGACCTTCCCCGACAGCAGCAAGCGCCGGGACCGCAAATCAGGGTCGAAGGGTGATGTGCCGCAGCTGCTGCTCAACGTGGACAGGCTGAAGGACACCGTAGACGCCAACGTGAAGCGGGCCGAGCCCGGGCCGGGCTACTACCACTTCCCCGACTGGCTGCCAGAGGCGTTCTACGCCGAGTTGACGGCGGAATCACGCACGGCAAAGGGTTGGGAGAACCTGGCCAAGCGACGCAATGAGGCGTTCGACCTGTGCGGCTATGCCGAGGGCATGGCGCTATGGCTGAAGGTTCCGGCCATCAACTGGACCACGCCGCCGGCATGGGCCGCGCCGTGGGACGACAACCCAGACGTGAGGGCAGACGACGTCGCGCCGGCGCCAATGCCGCGTGCGCGCACCCGCCGCGTCATCAGAAGCAAGTACCTGGGACGCTGAAATGGCATTCACCAAGAATCAAGTCGAGCAACTGGAGGCCGCGATTGCGGCCGGTGTGCTGAGCGTCCGCTATGCCGACCGCACCGTGACGTACCAGAGCCTGAAGGAGATGCGCGGTCTGCTGAAGCAGATGCGCGATGAGCTGGGCACGGCCACAGGCGCACCGCGGCGCCGACGCATCGTGCGCCTCTACCAATCGGGGACCGGCAATGTCTGATACCGCCGAGAGCAGCTACCGCGCCGCCGGCAACGGCCGCCGCCTTCGTACCTTCCGGCCGACATCGCTCGGGCCCAACGCATCGTTGTTGGGCCTGCCGACGCTGCTGGCACGGGCCCGGCACCTGGCCCGGAATGATCCGTGGATGGTCAGCGCGCTCAACAAGAGCGTGTCCAACGGCATCGCCACCGGCATCCAGGCAAAGCCCCTCTGGGGCACGAAGGAGCACAAGAAGAAGGTCACCAAGCTGTGGACGCGCTGGGGCAAGTACGCGGATGCCGATGGCGTTCTGGGGTGGGAAGGCCTGCAGGCGCTGGCCTGGCGCGAGTGGAAGGAGGCCGGCGAGGTGTTCGCCCGCATCCGGTACCGGCGGCCCGAGGACGGCTTGCCTGTGCCGCTGCAGGTGCAGCTGATCGAATCGGAGCAGTGCCCGCAGCACTACAACGGCGTGGCCAGCAACGGGAACGTGATCCGGCAGGGCATCGAGGTCGATAGCATCGGCCGCCGCGTGGCCTACTGGATGTACCGGGAGCACCCCGGCGACCTGCATCTGACCGTCAACGGCAACGAGCTGGTGCGCGTGCCGGCGGACCAGGTGCTGCACCTGTACCGGCCGAACCGTGCTGGCGCGATGCGGGGTGTGCCGGGCTCCGCTCCGGCGCTGCTGCGCATGTTCAACCTGGACCGCCTCGATGATGCGGTGCTGGAACGGCAGGCGCTGGCCAACCTGTTCGCAGGCTTCATCACCACCGACGCAAACGCGGATGGGGAAGACGGCGAGGCCATTGGCGATCTGATCACCGGTGAGGATGCAGACGGTACGGCACTCGGCGGGCTCGAGCCCGGGACACTGCAGGAGTTGCCTCCGGGGCGAAAGATCGACTTCGCTAATCCGCCCAGCGCCGGCTCGGACTATGCCGAGTTCCTGCGCGGGCACCTGCTGGCGATCTGTGCCAGTCAGGACGTGCCCTATGAAGTGCTGACCGGTGACCTGCGCAACGTCTCTGACCGCGCGCTGCGGCTGATCCTCAACGAGTTCCGCCGGGTGATCGAGCAGGACCAGTGGCTCTTCATGATCCCCATGTTCTGCCAGCGGGTCCGCGACGCATTCATCGACCAGGCCGTGCTGTCGGGTCTGCTGAAGGTGCCGCGCTATGCGGCCCTGCGTGACGACGTGACGGAAACCTTATGGGTTCCCGAGGGCTGGCCCTGGAGCCACCCGGTGCAGGACGTGACCTCCGAACTCAAGGCGGTGCGGGCGGGCTTCAAGTCGCGCAGCAAGGTGGTGCTGAGCGCCGGCGAGGATCCCGAACAGGTCGACGCCGAACAGGCGCAGGACAACGCACGCGCGGACGCGGCCGGGCTTCGCTACGACAGCGACCCGAGGCGAACGAACGCCTCTGGTGCCCGGCAGGACGACGAACCCGGCGCCCCTGGCGCCAACGACGATGAAAGGAATGACGATGACGAGTAAGCCTGGCCTGTTGGCCCGAATGCTGGGTCGCGGAAGCCGTGCGCCCGTGGTGGCCTCGCTCGCTGCCGCGGTCCTCAATCAGCCCCTGCTGGTGCAGCCGTCCATCGGTGAAGCACTGGTGGGCGGGTATCTGGAAGGGAAGGTCACCAGCGACGACAGCGTGCTGAAGGCCGACCGCTTCGAAGTGTCCGGCCCCGATGGGCAGCCGGTGGGCGTCGCCCAGAGTCTGATCGGGGTGATCAACCTGTCCGGTGCAATGGTGAACCGGCCGATGCCCGGCCCCAGTGGCTCGGGGCCCGTGAGCTATGCCGCGGTGCGCGACACCTTCGACGAACTGCTGAACGACGAGGCGGTGACGTCCATCATCCTGCGGCTGGACACGCCGGGCGGTATGGCCTCGGGCTGCTTCGACCTGGTCGATCACATCTTCGAGGCGCGCGGCCGGAAGCCGGTGTATGCGTTGGTCGATGACCATGCGTACTCGGCCGGCTTCGCGCTCGCTTCGGCGTGTGATGAGATCTGGATCAGCCGCACCGGCGGGGTCGGATCGGTGGGCGTGGTCCGCTATCACCACGACTGGAGCGGCAACAACGCCCAGATGGGCCTGAAGGTGACGCCGCTGTTCGCCGGCGCCCGCAAGGTCGACTTCAACCCGAACTTCCCGCTCAGCGAAGAAGCGCATGCCGAGGCCTTGGCCGATCTGGAGGACATGCGCACGATGTTCGTGGACACCGTGGCGCGGAATCTAGGCATGGATGCTGCGGCAGTGAGCGCTACTGAGGCGGCCTGCTACCGCGGCCAGGCCGCCGTGGCGGTGGGCTTTGCCACCCGGCTCGGCACCTGGCACGACTTGATCGCGCACCTCGGCGCGGCCGAAGCGGCACCGCCGCCCGCGCCGGGCAACCCTGATTCGGACGACAATCCGGAGGCAGCGGCAACGCCGCCGGTGCCCGAGGCTGCTCCCGCGCCGCCTGCAGCCGTGGTGGAGAACCCCGCTGCCGCGTTGGCAGCTGCAATCGCTTCCAGTGATCTGCCGCCGGCGCTCGCGGTGGCCCTGCTGCGCCGCCCCCTGCAGGAGGGCGAACCGGCGGCCAGCGCCATCGAGTATGCGACCGCAGTGCAGGACGCCTGTGCTGCGGCGTTGCGTGGCGATGACACCCTCGCCGCCAGCTTCATCGAGAAGAGCACCGACCTCGACACGGTGCGTGCACAGCTGCTGTCGATGAAGGCGGAGGAAGGCCGCAGCACCCAGGTCGTCACCGCACACCCGGCTTCCATGGCCGACCAACGCGCCGCCGACAACAAGGCGAAGCTGAATCCCAATCACATCTACAAGCAACGAGGTAACTGACGATGGAAATCTCCCTGGCCGGCACCCGTACCGGCGAATTCCTGCTGTCCGAAGCGGGCGGCGAGCGCAGCCGCGAATCGATCCGCCTGCCGGCCGGGCAGGGCATGCTGTCCGCCGGCACCCTGCTCAAGGCAGACAACACCGTCGCTGCCAACGGCACCGACGCGGTCAAGGTGCTGTATGGCCCGATCAACACCGGCACCGATTCCGCGGCGCTGGCCGTCAAGGGCGCGGCGATCGCGCGCGATGCCGAAGTGTTCGGCGAGAAGCTGGTGTGGGCCGAAGGCGTCACCGCTGACCAGAAGCTGCTGGCAGCGCTGAGCCTGGCCGAGTCCGGCATCATCACCCGCTGGACGCAGCAGCCGATCGCATCGAACGCTGCCGATCACCTGGTGTTCGTGTCGGCACCGCTGACTGGCACCGCCGCCGAGGCGCTGGGCCCGATCGTGGCGCACGTCAAGGACGTCTTCGGCGCCCTGGTCACCGGCAGCACCGTCAGCGCCACCCTGGCCAAGGCCACTGGCACCGGCACCCTGACCGGCGGCGGCGCGAAGGCCGCTGTTGGCGGCGTAATCACCTGGGATGCCGCGACGCTGAGCGCTGCGGGCGACTACACCCTCAAGGTGACCGCGGCCGACCTGGACGAAGCGACCACCGACACCATCACCATCGCCGCCGCCGGCGGCTGACAGCCGAGCGGCGCCCCCTTTCACCCGTTGACCCTTGGCCCCGCTTCGGCGGGGCCTTTTCGTATCCCATTCCGAGAGAGAAATCACCATGGATCTGCAGATTCTTCTGGCGCTGGGCGTGCTGAGCTTCGATGCCCTGAACGCCCACATCAACAACCTGCCGCGCATCTCCACCCGGCTGGCCGACATGGGCCTGTTCCAGGAACAGGGCCTGGTCGGCACCACCATCGTCAGGGTGGGTATCAATGGCACCAAACTGGTGCTGGTCCCGAATGTGGCGCGTGGTGCGCCCGGCCAGCCCAAGGGACTGGAGCGTGGCAAGGTGAAGCTGCTGGAAACCACTCACCTGCCGCAGAACTCCACGGTCATGGCTGACCAGCTGCTCGGTGTCTATGACCCGGCCGACCCGGAAGGCAACAACGTTGCCGCGGTGATCAACGCGCTGCAGGTGGTGCACAAGCGCGACCTGGACTTCACCATCGAGTACCACCGCATGGGCGCGCTGCAAGGCAAGCTGCTCGATGCCGACGGCTCGGTGATCATCGACTTCTACGAAGAATTCGGTGTCGACCAGTCCGTCATCGGCATGGAGCTGAACAAGGGTGACACCAAGGTCCGCGCCAAGTGCATCGCCATCAAGCGCGCGATCGAGGAGAAGCTGGGCGGCATCCCGTACACCGGCGTCCATGTGTTCTGCAGCGCCGGCTTCTTCGACGCCCTGACCAACCACAAGGACGTGCAGAAGGCCTACGAGCGCTGGCAGGACGGTGCCGCGCTGCGCGATGACGTCCGCAAGGGCTTCGTGTTCGGCGATGTCACCTTCGAAGAGCTGCAGGGCAACACCGGCGGTGACCTGGCCTTGGACGACGGTGAAGCAATCGCGTTCCCGCTGGGTGTGCCCGATATGTTCCTGACCCGCTTCGCGCCGGCGGACTACCTGGAGACGGTGCGCGGTATCGGCCTGCCGTACTACACCAAGACCGCAAAGATGCGCATGGACAAGGGCATCCAGCTGGAAAGCCAGTCCAATCCGCTGAACATCAACACCCGACCGGATGCGGTGATCCGCCTGAAGACCGGAACGGAGTAAGCCAGCAGTGCCTGGCCCGCTTCGGCGGGCCGGGCAGGAGGTTGTATGGCCCAGATCAGGATCGGGGTCGACCCCGACAACGCGCTTGGGCGGCAGCTGACCGAGCTGGAGCAGTCCCAGTTGCCGTACGCCGCAGCGCAAGCCGCCAACAAGGTGGCCTACGAGATCCGCGAGCGCTGGAAGCGCCAGGCACCGAAGGTGTTCGACCGACCGACGCCGCTGACGGTCAACGCGGCCATGTACCGGAAGGCCACCAAGGATCAGCCGTACGCCGAGATCTTCATCCGCGACGAGGCCTTCAAGGGCACGCCGCCGGCCAAGTACCTGCTGGCCGAGGTGGATGGTGGTCAGCGCCGCCGGAAGGGCTTCGAGCGGCTGCTGCAGAGCCGAGGTCTGCTGTCGCCGACGCAGTTTGCGGTGATGGGCCGCGGTGCCCAGGCGAACCAGTTCGGCAACGTGCCGGCCGGCCAGGTGACCAAGATCCTGTCCCAGCTGGGCGCCCAGCGGGACGGCTACCAGAACGAGACCAGCGTCAGCCGGAAGCGGCGGCGGGGCAAACGCAACAACCGTGATGGCGAGTACTTCGTGATCACCAAGCGCCGTGGCGTGCTGCGCCCGGGCATCTATGAGCGGATCGGACGCGGATCCGGTGTCCGGTCCATCTTCATCTTCACCACCACGGCCGCCTACACGCCGCGCTACGACATCTTCGGCATGGCCGAGGACACCTGGAAGCGGTTGATGCCGTTCTTCCTGAAGCGCGAGCTGGAGAAGGCCATGGAAACCGCGAGGCCGCTGCCTTGAACCAGAGAGCTTTCATGCAGGCCTTCGACGCAGCAGCGTTCGGTGCCTTCCGTGCAGCCGGCGTCGCCGATGCGGCCCACTACAAGGAACCGGGCGGTTCCACTGAGGTGCCGTGCACGGTGCTGCTGGACGAGACGGTCGAGCAGTTCACACCGGACGACGTGGCACCTGTTGCGACCAACATCATCCGGGTCACGCTACAGCTGTCCGAGATCACCCCGCGTGATGGGGGAGTGGTACGCATCGATGGCACCGGCCGCCGGCTGAAGCTGGTGGAGAAGGTCCGCGCCGACGAATCGACTGCGGTGTGGGAGGTGGCCAATGTCTGATCACCCGCCCAGCCCACGGCGGCAGCTGCTGCTGGCCATGGGCAAGACACTGCAGCTGATCAGCACCGCGAACGACTACCTGACCGACGCTGGCGCGGGGTGGACGCTGGAGCCGAAACCCGGTGACCAGGACACCCAGGCCGTTCTCACGGCCGTGATCGAGAAGCAGCAGCGGGCGGAGAGTCCGTCGAAGGTCAGCACGCACCGCCTGACCACGGTCAGCGTCATCGCCAAGGTTCCCTCCGACACCGAGGAATACCAGCAGGTGCTGGACGACCTGGTGACCGACATCGAGGCGGCTCTGGACACCCGCGTGGTAGCCCGCAACTTCCCTGACGGCATCCAGGTGCCGGTGTACGTCGGCATGGAGCCGCTGATGCCGGAGAAGGCCAGCGCCGGCTGGGTGGGCGTGCTGCTCACCTACCAGTCCCACATCCCCAAGAAATAACCCGCCGCACAGCGGCAACCCAACTGGAGAGCCACCATGGCCGAAGATTACAGCTACCTGGGCAGCGGCATCGTCCTGATCCGCCTGTGGAACAGCAACGACCCGTTCCTCGAGGTCGGCAACGTTTCCGCCTACACCGTTGCGCCCCAGACCACCACCCTCGAACTGGCCGACAGCCAGAACCCGGGCGGCGGCACGGCCAACAGCGTCGATCGCGTCACCGGCTACAGCCTCAACTACACCTTCCACGACTTCAACGCCGAGAACTTCGCGCGCGCCACCCGTGGAAAGGCCAGCACCATCGCCGCCGGCACCGTCACCGACGAACTGGTGGTCGCGACGCCCGGTCGCTTCTCTCCGCTGTCGCGCCTGGCAAGCGAAATCACCGGCGTCACTCCGGCTACCGGAACCGCCACGTACGTGAAGGACAAGGACTACCGCCTCGAGCGCGGCATGCTCTTCATCCCGGCGGATTCGATCATCGCAGCACCGTCGTCGGCGGGGACGCCCAACGTCAAGGTCACCTACAAGAACGCGGACCTGGGCCACGTCGAGGCAGCTGTCAACTCGCAGCAGTTCTACGAGATGCAGTTCTACGGAGCCAACGAAGCCCGTGGCGGTAAGCTGGTGCGCATGGTGGCGCACAAGGTGTCCGGCGGCGTCATCGAGAGCATGGGCCTGATCGGCAACGAGTACGGCGCCGGCAGCGTGCCGGGTAAGCTCGTGAAGGACGCCGCCAAGGCCACCGGCTCCGACAAGTCGGCCTACTTCTACTGGCAGCAGGAGAAGTAAGCCATGGCGGATCTGGACGTGATGACCCCGCCGTCGCACACGGTGCCATTCCGTGGGGAGGCAGTGCGTGTAACGCCCCTCCGCCTGCAGCAGATCGGCCCGTTCATCACGGCCAGCCGCACCATCATCGGCCGCGTGGCGATGATGGTCGGCGCTGTCGAGGATGCGCCGGCCGGTGCTGCCGGCGCGATCCTGCTGGACCTGCTGGAGCAAGACAGTGCCGGGCTTGCCTCTGCACTGGCGGTGGCCATCTGCCCCGAACCGGACTGGATTCCGGGTTCGGGCTTGGATGAGGCCCTGAGCCTGAAGGCGGCATGGATCAGTGGCGGCACCCTGGACGAGATCGTGGACCTGCTGTCGGCCGTGGTGGGCCTGAACCGGGATTTTTTCGCCCATCGCCTGCGGAACCTGCTGATGCAGGCAAAGCCGCCGGCGGAAGAGAGCTCGGCCTCGCCGACCTCGCCCAGTACCTGATCGCCCGCGGCCACAGCCGGGCCGAGGTCATGACGTACACCCTGGCGCAGATCAGGGGTTTCACCGCCGCTGCAGCCCATGACGAGAGCGAGCGCGAGCGAGCGCGCCTTGCACACACAGCCAACGCCATCCGAACGGCGATGTGGGCCGACCAGAGCGAATGGCAGGCGTACCAGGCCGAACTGAGCGGCAAGGCCCCTGCGCCGCAGAAACAAGGAACCACGACCCATGGCTGAGCCTTCAGCGAATCTGCGCGTCCGTATCAGTGCGGACCTGGCCGACATCCGGCAGGGCCTGGGCGTGCTCACCCGCCAGCTGCGCGAGGTGCGCACCGAGGCTGCTCGCCCGCTGCCGGCGAGGAACAACATCAGTGATCTGGGCGTCTCGGCCGGCCAGACCGCGCAGGCAATGCGGCAGCTGCCTGCGCAGTTCACCGACATCTTCACCAGCCTGCAGGGCGGCATGCCGTTCTTCACCGTGCTGGTACAGCAGGGCGGCCAGATCAAGGACAGCTTTGGCGGTGTGGCGCCGGCTCTGAGAGGCGTCTCGTCAGCACTACTGGACATGGTCAACCCGTACACGGTTGCCGCTGCTGCCGTTGGCCTGGTGGTGTTCGCGTGGTACGACGCAGAGCAGCAGGCGCAGGCCTACACGAAGGCCCTGGTGCTGTCTCGCAATGAGGCGGCCGCGACGACGCTGACGTTGGTCGATATGGCCAGGAAGACCAGTGACGCGCTGCAGGTGTCCGCCGGCGCGGGCGCTGAGGCGGCGCAGGCGGTGGGGTCCAACGGCAAGATCGCCGCGCAGAACCTGCAGGCTGTGTCCAACGCGGCTGTGGCCATGAAGGAGATCAGCGGGCAGGCGCTGGAAGACACCATCGCCCTCTACGCCAAGCTGGCAGAGGATCCGGTCAAGGGCGCGGAGAAGCTCAACGAGCAGGTCAACTTCATGACCGTTGCTCTGTACGAGCAGGTCAAGGCGTTGCAGGAGCAGGGGCGCAACCAGGATGCGGTGACGGTGATCACCCGCGCTGCTTCCGATGAAACGGTGATGGCCCTGGCCAAGGTTCGCGCCAGCCAGAACCCGGTGATCAGTGGCTTCAAGGATCTGTGGGTGGAAGCCACCCGTGCATGGTCGGCGATGCAGGCGAGTACAGGGATGGGGCCGCTGGCAGCTCAGATGCAGCAGCTGGTCGCAGCCAATGCTCAGGACGTTGCCACGATGAATCGCGGTGTTGCTGACGGCATGAGCGACGCGTGGGTTTTCCAGTACACGCAGCGCATCAAAACTCGCAACAAGCAGATCACCGAAATAGCCACCGACCTGATCAAGGAGCGTAAGGACGCCGAAGTGAAGGCATCCCAGGCAGCATCTGCGGACTTCTTGTCTGAGATGGACACCATCATCACCGCCCAGGCCAGCAAGGAGGACAAGAAGCGGCAGGAGTTGGGGCGCATCAACGGCGAGGCCGAAGTCGCCCGACGCAGAGCAGAGGCGGCCGGTCTGATCGAAGAGGTGAAGAAGATCGAGGAAAGGCGCGCTGCCGCCGTGACCGCGATAGATAAAAAGTATGCCGAGAAGCCGAAATCTGGCAGCGGCACTGGGTCGGCGACGAGGGCGGCGGGCCTGCAAGGCTACAAGGACGATCTGGTCGCGGAACAGGCACAAATCACAGCCAGCACGCAGTTGCTGCGCGCACAGTTCTCAGCGCGTGAGATTACTGCATCCGAGTATTACAGCCGCATGCGAGAGCTGGTGCAGCAGGGGACGGACGCTCAGTCACGGTCGGTGCAGCAGCAGATCGACTATCTGAAGGGGCAGTCCGTCAGCGGTAAGGAGTCCATCACCGTCAATCGTCAGCTGGGCGAGCTGGAAGCCCGGCTTACCAAGCTGCGCATTGAAGGCGCATCGGCGCTTGAGGTACTGACAAAGGAAGAGGACAAGGCTGCGAAGTCGCGTGCCAACGCGATCAAGGCATACGAAAGCGCTCTGGATGCCAGTAATGCAGCACTGCAGCGGCAGCTGGCGACGCAGGTTGAACGTGTTGGTATGGGGGATCGACAGTACGAGATCCAGCAACGCATCAACGAGGCGCTGAACGACGAAGCAGAGAAGCTGCGGGAACTGAGCCTTCAGCGGAATGCGGATCAGATCGACGAAGCGACGTTCGGTGCTGAGAAGCTGCTGCTGCACGCCAAGACCCTCGACCGGCTGCAACTGATCAAGGAGGGCTACGAGGATCTGCGCCTGGCCGAGGGCAACTGGTTGGCCGGCGCCAGCGCGGCATGGGCCAACTACCAGCAGGAAGCAGGGAACTACGCCCGGCAGATGGGCGATACGGTCACCACCGTCATCGGTGGGTTCGAGGATGCCTGGGTGCGGTTTACCGACACCGGCAAGCTGAGCTTCTCTGACCTGACCAAGTCGGTGCTGGCCGACCTGTCCCGGATCCAGATCAAGCAGGCGATCGTGGGCATCGGCAACTGGATCAGCGGATCCTTCGCGGCGCAGTCCGGCTCCATCAACACCGCCGGCAACGCTGCTGTGACCCAGGGCACCTCGTCCATCAACAACGAGCTGTTCCAGCGGCTGATGCGGAACGGCAAGGCCGACGGCGGCTACACCGGCGACGGTGCCAAGCACGACCCGCGCGGCATCGTGCACGCGGGCGAGGTGGTCTGGTCACAGGCCGACATCGCGCGCGCGGGTGGCGTCGGGATCGTGGAGGCGATGCGCCTTGGCCTGCGCGGGTATGCAAATGGTGGCGTGGTGGGTGCGCCGCGCGCTGCCGCCGCGGCAATGGCACGCGGGGCCGTCAACGTCTACATCGATGGGGCCAAAGGCGACTCCAGCGGGGTCCAGGCAGAGATGGGCCCTTCCGGCGACCTCGATATCAGAGTTTCCCTGCGCGACCTGATGCGTGGCGAGATCCGAGGCGGATCGTTCGACAACGACTTCCGCACCCGATACGGGCTCACCTACAGGGGGAACCGAGGTGGTTGATCTCTACATGCCATCGAGCATCCCCGACCCGGAGAACGAGAGCCTGGAGTTCGCGCCGCACGGTGAGGACGTCATGCGATCCACCATGGGGGCGGGGACGAAGACGCGCCCGGTCCGGACCGGTTCCCTCGAGACGTTCAAGTGCCGGCTCTACTTGGAGCCGGCGCAGCTGAAAACGTTGCTGGACTTCTACAACATCAGCGCCCGCCGCGTGCTCCCGTTCTACTGGTGGGATTGGCGCTGGGCCGGCGCCGGGCAGAGCCAGGCCATCTACAAGTTCATGGCGCGACCGAGCTACGTCAAATGGCAGGACATGTGGCGGGCGGAGCTGAACCTGCTGATCGTCGCCAGCGTTGAGGGGCAGTTCCTTCTCGACATCCACGACACCAACAACTGGCCGACAACCTGATGCCTCGCGTCCTCTCAGCCGCAGCCGCCAGATCCATTCTGGCGGAGGACACAGACGAAACCTGGCTGTGCCTGCTCACCATCACCCATCCGGATCTGCAGACCATCCGGATCGTCAACAACACCGAGCCCGTGGCACGGGGAAGTACCGTCTGGCAGCCGTACCCGTTCGAAGCATCGTTCCCCGACGACACGGACGATGCGACGCCGAACGTCTCCCTGCGAATCGACAACGTCGACCGCGACATCACCAAGCAGATCAAAGCGCTGCAGGGGCCTCGCCCGCAGGTGCGGCTGGAAGCGGTGCTGGCGAGCCAACCCAGCGTGGTGGAGATGGGACCGTTCAACTTCTCCGTGTTGCAGGTGGACTTCGACATCATGGAGCTGGGTGTGCAGATCGGCTACCAGGAAGACTTCCTCAACCAGGGGGTGCCCGCACAGACCTACACGCCGTCCAATTCGCCCGGGCTGTTCGTATGAGGAAGTGGATCGGCGTCCCGTACAAGGGCGACAAGTTCTGCCGCGAGTTCGCCCGCATGGTGCTGGCCGAGCAGGGTATCCCCATGCCCGATGTTTCGGCACCAGCCGATGCAACCGGCTGGGCCGAGGTCGAGATGCCTGAGCGCTTCGACGTGGTCGTGTTCAACAGCGCAGGCAGGCCGTGGCACGTCGGCGTGTGCATGGGCAGCGGCGACTTCCTGCACGTGGAGCTGGGCCGCACCAGTCGAATCGAGCGGCTCGGCTCCCCCATGTGGGAGGCGCGCATCGCTGGCTTCTATCGATACATGGGGAAGAAAGATGAATGATGTTCCGCTGCACCTGCGGGGGCACGAGTTCGATACGCCAGGTGTGGTCTACGCCCAGCCCGGGCAGACGCTGCTGCAGATGCTCAGGGGTGCCGCCGGCGGCGCGGAGATCTCCGCCGACGTCGTGGTGCGCGTTGGTGGCTACCAGGTGCCGCGCGAGGCTTGGGCACGGCTGAAGCCAAAGGCCGGCGTCCGTGTCGACGTGCTGCGGCAGGGGCTGGCCAAGGGCGGCGCGCGGCAGATCCTGGCTGCGGTGGCGATGATCGTTGTCGCGTACTTCGCACCCGGTTGGGGTGCCGCGTTGGCAAAGGGCGCCGGGTGGAGCGCTGCCGCCGGCAACGCTATCGCATCGGGTATTACCCTTGCCGCGTCGCTGGCGGTGAACTCGCTCGTCTCTGTGCCGACCGCCGCCGGCGGCGGATCTGAAGCGCAAAAGGCATGGAACGCACTGACCGGCAACTCCAACCAGATCAATCCTTATGGGGTCATTCCGCTGGTGCTGGGCGAGCACCGTCTGTTCCCGCCGCATGCGGCCATGCCCTACACCGACGTGGTCGGCTACACCGCCTACCAGTGCTGCATGTTCGACCTGGGCTTCGGCGTCATCACCGTGTCCGACATGCGCATCGGTGACACCCCGGTGGAGAGCTTCAACGCGTTCTGGTGGGAGCTGAACTGGCCGGGCTCGGCGCCGGCCAAGCTCTACACCAACGACATCGATGAGCAGGCCGTCAACGCGACGATGAACAGCGAGGGCGACCAGGTGACGCGCACGACCGCCCCCGGGGTCGACGCCATCAGCCTGGATCTGCTGTTCTCCAACGGCCTGAAGGTATTCGGCGACTCGCTGGACAAGGGCTGGCCCATGTGGGTGCTGTGGCGGGTTGAGTACCGTGCGGTGGGCACGACGGCCTGGCTATCGCCGCCGACACCTCGGCTGTCGAAGCTGGTCAGCAGCTGGACGCCGGGTGCGAGCGAGTACCCGACAACGGCGCCGGGCCCGGGGCTGTTCCTCACCTGGGACCAGACACGCGACCCCTTTGCCTCTGGCATCGCCTGGGACGTGGCCTCCGGCCAGTACGAAGTGCGGGTCACGCGGGTGGCGCGGAAGAACCAGACCAACCGGACGTGGGCAGACGGGGCGATCTGGACCTCCTTCCGCAGCATCCGCTACACCAACCCCAGCACGACCGGCACCCTGAAGCTCAACGTGCGGGTGAAGGGCACCGACCAGCTGTCGGGGACGCTGCAGTCGTTCAGTGTGCTGGCCCAGCCACACATCCCGGTATACCGACGCAGCTCTAACAGCTGGGCGACCCAGATGTCGCGTAATCCGGCGTGGGTGGCCTACTGGCTGATGACCCAGAGCCCAGCGCTGGCCGAGCACGTGCCGGCGTCGCGGATCGACCTCAGTTCCTTTGCCGACTTCGCTGCGTTCTGCGATGCCAACGAGCTGGAGTGCCGAATGGTGGTGGATGCCCAGCTGACCGCGAGGGATCTGCTGAGCAAGGTGCTTGGCACGGCTCTGGGCGACATCGGCAACCGGGACGGGCGCTACTGCGTGGTGTTCGACCGGAACGTCAGCGAAGCGACGGCGGAGCTTTCCCCCTTGGACATCAAGGAATTCAGCGCGACCCGACAGTTCATCAAGGTGCCCCATGCGCTGCGGGTGCAGTTCAAGAACCCGCAGGCGGACTGGCAGGATGACGAGATCATTGTTGTCCAGGATGGTTACAGCTACCGCGGTCTCGATGCACGCGGCCAGGCCTCGACCGACCCGGCTGCCACGCTGTTCGAGACGTTCCAGCTGGAGCAGGCCATGCTGCCGCAGCAGGCATGGCGCCTGGCGCGGTATCACCTGGCGCAGGGCCTCTACCGCAACACCGTCTACAGCTTCACCACCGACATCTCCGGGCTGGGCATCGTCCGTGGGGATGTAGTGGACGTTGCTCACGACGTGGCCGAGTGGGGCACGGGCTGGGGCCGTGTGATGAGCTTGACCACCGGCACCCCGGACGGCGACGAAGGAGCCACGCTGAAGCTCGACACGGAGATCTACAGCGATCCGACCAAGCTGTACGGCATCCAGACGCGCACGGCGAACGGCGGCAAGCGGAAGGTGAACTGCAGGCCGCACAGCGCTTTCACCGACACGTTCTATCTGGAGAGCCGGCCGACCGGTACGGTCGCCGGCGACCGGGTCGTGATTGGCGAGCGTGGGATCGAGATGACCACCCTGATCATCACCGGGGTGAGGTACTCGGAAGACCTGTCGTCCTCCTTCACTGCCGTGGCATACGACGCCCGGGTTGATCCCTACTGGAAGAACCCGCCGGCGGAGATCATCAGCGAGGTGAGTGGCCGCAACTACGGCCTGCCGGCCGCGCCGCAGGTGACCGTCGCGGTGTCGTCGCCCGTCAACGATGAGGTGGACGACGCGGGCATTCCCACTGCAGTGGTCCGCATCGGCACGGCGCCGCGGCATGGCTACGCCACAGTGACGGAGGCGTTGTAATGTCGGTTCCAATCGCCTCCTACGAACTGCGCTTCCGCGCGGTTGGCGCACCCGATGCCGCCTGGCAGTACCGCAGCCAGGTGGCGGGCACGGTGTTTGTGGTGCGCGAGCTGCAGCGCGGTACGCCCTATGAAATGCAGATGCGGTCGGTCGGCACCAACGGCCGCGCATCGGCCTGGGTGGACGTCGCGGTCGACGTGCCGGATACCAACCGGGTGGGCGCCGCGGCGCTGCCGAACATCGGCAATCAGCAGTCGATGTGGGACATGACCACATCGGTGACCTTTGCCGCCTCCAGCGACGCTGCAGGCGCCTCAGTGGCCACCGTCAGCGTGACGGCCGGGACGCTGATCATCGGCTCCGTCCAGGTCGCCTACGCAGCCAGCAGCGCCACCCTGACCGGGACCGCCGGGCAGAAAGTCACCGTCTACCTCTACTACGTCGATCCGCAGCTGGCTGGCGGCAGCCGGCAGCTGATGCTGACCACGAACATCGTGGAGACAGCCAACGCCAACGGCAACGTGGCCATCAGCGCGCTCCAGATCACCTTCCCGGCCGCAGGTGCCTCTGGCAGCGGTGGCGGCGGAATCGGCGGCGGCGGCGGAAGTGGCGGCTCCAGAAATCCTGCGTTTGAGGAAGTTCCGCTATGAGCTATGTGAAGAGAGAGGGCTTGCCGGTCGCCGAAGGCGAGACGGCGGTCGAGTTGGATACCGGAGAGCTGGTGGCGGTGGTGTGCACGCGAACGCTGCTCGGCGGCCAGATTCTGTTCCGTGGCCAAGCGCGCGCTGTGACTGCCGAGGGGTCGCCGGTAGCAGGCGCTGATGGACTGCCCATCGCGCGGGAGTTCCAGCACACCGATCCGAGGCCGGACAAGGCTGACGAGGTGGCCAGGGATGTGCTGCTGGCCCTGCTCGGCGAGCCGCCGGAGCTGGTTGCCTGGTCTGCACAGGTGCTGCTGGACGTGAGCATCCGCCAGGCGCTGCAGCTGGCCAACATCAATACCGGGGCCGTGGATGCCTCGGCTGTTCTGTAAGGGGGAGAGATGACAACGATTGACGGGCGGCAAGTAATCCCGGCATCCGACCTGCCACAGCGCTATGGTGGTGTGGACGATTCGATGGTCGGTGTGGTTCGTGCTGGCGGTGTACTGGCGACTTTCCGCCTTGGCGAGCTGCCGACACCCAAACTGGCTCAGGCGCAGATCGATGCACTGATTGCGGGGCAGCAGTCGAGCGCCATCTATGCAGACACCCTGTCCCAGCTACAGGCCATCGCGGGCACGTATGTGGGTCAGGGAGCCTTCGTAAACAATGGCTCCGGAGCGGGACAGTACATCTGGAATGGCACTTCCTGGGTGTTCTCCCGTGCCGACCTGCTGAGTCAGAAAGCCGACCGCGCGGAGCTGCTGCTCAAGGCTTCCAACTCGCTTGTGGCCACCAAGATTGATGCCGTCATGGTCCCGTTCGAGCAGTTCAGCTTCTACGCTGCGAGCGATGACCTGGTGCCGATCGGCGCGATTGACCCTGTGACCGGCGTCCCGCTGGCTGCGTTTCGCGTGTCCACTGGCGAACTGCTCGCCTGGTTCGCTCCGGACAATCCCAGCATCAACAGCATTGCGCTGGCCAATCTGGCCAAAGCTGTTCCGGAAACGGCCCGCCTCTTCACTGTCGATGGGGACATCGTTCCTCTGCTGGCCACCCGTGACCCGACTGATGGCAAGGTCTACCCACTGGTTTACTACAGCATCAGCGAGGATCGGCTCTACCCGGGTGGTGGGGCCCAGGGTGCGGTCCCTGAGGACGACAACGTCGCCTACATCGACAACGGCGCCTTGCGCAGCGTGGGTGGGTTGGGTGATCGAGTGGTGGATGCAGATGCGTCGCGCGTCTGGCTCCAGGTGCAGACCGAGGCCGGCGCAGGCAAGGGGGTGTATCGGGATCTGCAGGGGGTAGCACACGCCGTGCGCATCGCACTTGGGTCGGGTAATCGCTACCCGGTCGACGTGGTCCGTGGAATCTCGGGGGCGGGGCAGTCCAACGCCGCTGGGCAGGCCGGGACATCCAACCGGTCCATCGTCTATGGCGAGCTCTACGAGTTCCCCAGCAAGCTGCTGATGCCGGCCACCGGTGCCAACAACGTCTGGATGGGCACGCCCACCCAGGGCGGCCTTTCCACCGAGCTCGTCCCTTCCTCGATCACAGGCCTTGCCAGGCTCCGCAGCACCATCGCCTCGACCAACCAGCACGGCACTGTGGCCGAAGAAGCCGCAGGGCGTAGCTTCGTGCGCCGCGCGGCGGCAGAGTTGAACGGATGGGCCCCTGCCGTGGTGGTCTGGACGAACGGTGAGGGAGGGCAGTCGATTCAGAACATGATGCCGGGCGCCCCGGCCGGCTTCTTCTATTTCGCCAACGTGGTCGCCACCGTCACCCGCATCACCCAGATCCTCGCGGCGCAGGGGAAGCGGTTTGCTCACGCCTGGCTGAACATGGCGCAGATGGAGAGCAATTCGGCTGATGCTCTGATCGGAGACAAGCACTACAGCCTGCTTCAGGCACATCAGGCTGCCATCTATCCAGTTACCGGGCAGACCATCCCGCTGCGCATGATGACCAGCCAGATGAGCAGTTTCATCGGAGGCTCCCAGTCGCCCCGGTCGGTGCTGGATAAGGCGCTGGCCATCGAGCAGAAGTGGGGCGACTTCTGGTGCCTCGGGCCCACCTACTGCTACCCCTTCCATGGCGACTTCCTCCACAACACCAGCGTAGGCCATGCCATGCGGGGTGAGTTCTTCGACCGGGCAGTGGAGGTGATGGAACGCACGGGGTATTGGCGCCCGCTGCACATGGTTTCCGCCACCAGGATCAGCGCGACCCAGATCCAGGTGCAGCTGAGCGAGCCTGCAGTGCGGGACGCAGCCTGGGCGGTGTCTGATATCGCGAACGCTGGTATCACTGTCGACGTGGGCGCGGTCGAATCAATCGCTGTCAGCGGCAGCCAGATCACCATTACGGTGCCGGATGCCGCAGCAGTTTCCCAGGTCGGTGCCGCGGTCGTTGGGCACACGAGCGGCGTACCGCGAGAGGCCTCCACAGTCCCGCGTTCAACAATCCGGAGCGTCGCCTCCATCGGGCAGTGGAGCCCGGAGTGCGGCGGTCTACAGATGCACAAGGCGCTGTGTCACCAGCTCATTTCTATCGGAGGTTGATTCATGCTTCAGGTACTTCTTCCCACCCTGGAAGGCATCCCCCGCCGGCCGGGTGTTCCGCCTCTGAACCCGTCCAGCCTGAAACCCGTCTACCCCATTCGCGGCGAGGATGGTGCGCTGGATCACTTCCTGTTCGGCGGCAGCGACGACTCACTGTATGGCCTGAAGGGAGTTGCGGCGTTCGCCCCGGCTGCCGCAGCTCCTGTCTTCCACGACAACTACCTCACCACGGTCGACGGCGTGCTGAATGGCTTGGCCAGCAACATCGCAGAGTCGCCGGCATTCACGGTGTGCATGGTCACCCGCTACGACGTGCAGAACGGCAAGGCCGTGATCTACGCCGGGACGACTCAGGCGGCGAACGGAGACGCAAAGGGCTGGGGCCTGCTGCGCGGGCCGACCTCGGACACCATCCAGCACCTGCTGCGTCCGAATGGGTCAGGCACGGCGATGCCAGCAAGCAACATTCCCAGCGCGTTGGGCAAGTGGATCTTCCTCTGCATGCAGGTCGATGGCCCCGCGAAGACCTGGCGCTGTTCCGTCGGTGGCGCAACCGCAGTCAGCGGGACGATGGCGAGCGCCTATGCCGCTTCTGCCCGGGGCTTGGGTATCGGCAATGCGTACTACGCGCCGCCCACTGGCACGCCATACGATCGCGGCGTGTCAGTAGCCGAGGTCATCGCGTACGACCACATCGTCTCCCCGGAGGACTTGGCCGCCATCTACGCCAGGTCGAAGAACATTCGTATGGCCGACCGCGGGATCGAGGTGTTCTGACCGGCGCGCCTTAGACCGGATCCAACAGAGCAGGGCGATTGTTCCGCGGCGTGTTCACAGCACGGCTGACCCGGTACGCCTCCATCTCTGGAGGCGTGCTGGCCAGCAGCATCGCCATCGCGTCATCCGCGTCGGCGGCCATCCATTCGTCGATCTGGCCGATCTGCAGCCACACCGGCATGCGGTCATGGATATCTGCCGACACGCCGCTGCTGTCGCCGGTGATGATCGTGAAGGTGCCCAGGTTGCCATCGGGCAGCAGCGGGCTGGTGTCTTCCCACAGGCCGGCCGCCAGCAGCGGCCCGGCGGCGTGGATGAACCACGGATCCTTCTTCCCGTCCTCCGGGTTCTCCGACCACTCGTAGTACCCGGTCATGGGGATCACGCACCGGCGCTTCTTGAACGCAGTGCGGAAGGCTGGTTTGGTGGACACTGTCTCGATGCGCGCGTTGATCGCCTTGCCCTGCATGCCTTTGGTCTTCGCCCAGAATGGCAGGAGGCCCCAAGCCATCCGGGTTACCTGCCGGCCTTCGCCCCGGTCGAGGATGACCGCCGCGCGCTGGGTGGGGGCCAAGTTGAAGCTGGGCTGGATCTCGGCAAAACCCGGGGCGAGGTCCGACAGGCCCGGTAGGCCGAAATCGACAACGGGAAGCTGGACGAAGCGGCCGCACAT